CTACAATTCTTGGACAGATAAAGAAGGCAAACCTGCTGGTAGTATGGAAGTTACGATTAAGGAGATTGCGATGTCTTTGAAGCGTTTCCCTGTTAATGGTCGAAGAGTTGAGGTTGCTACCCCATCTTCTCAACCTGACCCTTGGGAAACACCGAAAGAGGATTCTTGGTCAGGAGTTCCTTTCTAAACCCCAGTTGTGTATACTAGGTTATGACAGGGATAACAACCTAACGGATAATTCCCCAACCGAAAGGAAGAAAGTCCCTGTCACCTACAAAGGGAGAAAACATGTCAGACACAATTCCATGCCAATGCTCAGCCTTACTGAAAACAGAAGTACGAGAAGATGGCAAAACATATTTAGTGAAAGAAGATTACGAACATCTTCTGGAACACTACCAACCAGACCATAAAGAATTAAAAGAACAAGAAGAACAAACAAAACTAATTGAAGAGTTAATCTAAAAACAATACTGGGGTTGATATACACTTAATCCCAGTATAATTTTTTAGATGGAGAAGAACGAATCAAGCGTCAACTTTGTTACCCTCGATGATGCAGCAGTGATGATGCACGAACTATTCTTATCATTACAAAAGGCTGGCTTCACAGAGACACAAGCGTTACGCTTAGTTTTAGGCTTATCAAGAGACTAGAGGTTTAAGTGGCTAAACCAGATTTATCGGAGTTTGGTTCAACAGGGTTAAAGCACTCTGGTGGCACAGTATACGAAGAATTCTTAACGAACCTTCGTGGCACTAAAGGCGCACGAGTCTATCGTGAAATGTCCGACAACGACCCCACAGTTGGGTCAATACTTTACGCAATCGAAAAAGTTATTTTGCGACTTGATTGGCGCATAGACCCATTCGCAGATAAATCAGCAGATGGTGAAACAAATCCTAAAGACCAAGAAATAGCAGAGTTCATAAACGAATGCTTAAACGACATGTCAGATTCTTGGGATGCAACACTCACACAAATACTTTCAATGCTTACCTATGGTTACGCTTTCCACGAAATAGTTTACAAAGTTCGTGGTGGAGATTCTAAAGACCCTCAACGCAGGTCAAAATTTAGCGACAACAAAATAGGTTGGCGTAAATTCGCTATCCGTGGTCAAGAAACACTTTGGCAATGGATGTTCGATGAAGAAGGTGGAATTCAGGGAATGATTCAATCAGACCCATCAGCCTCAATTTATATTAAACCTATTCCTATTGAAAAGGCTTTGTTGTTCCGTGTAAAGAATGACAAAAACAACCCAGAAGGTCGTTCACTTCTTCGTAACGCTTACCGTTCATGGTATTTCAAACACAGAATCGAAGAAATCGAAGCAGTTGGTATTGAAAGAGATTTAGCAGGTTTACCAATCGCTTACATTCCACCAGAATATTTATCTTCAACGGCATCTGCTGAACAAATAAGTTTCCGTAATTCAATTGAACAAATAGTTCAGAATGTGAAACGAAACGAACAAGAAGGCATCGTTATGCCTTTGATGTATGACGAATCAGGTCACAAAATGTTTGACCTATCTTTGCTTTCCACAGGTGGTAGCCGTCAGTTCGATACAGATAAAATTATTAACAGATACGACCAAAGAATCGCAATGTCAGTTCTTTCAGATTTCATTCTCCTTGGACATGACAGAGTTGGTTCTTATTCTCTTGGCACAGCAAAAATGGATTTGTGGTCAATGGCAGTCGATGCTATCGCTAATTCAATTGCAGAAGTTATCAACCAGTTCGCAATACCAAGATTATTAAAACTTAATGGTATGGACACAGCACGCGCACCATTCTTAACTTATGGTGAAGTTTCACACATTGATTTAACAGAAATTGGTGACTATGTTTCCAAGTTGGCTAATTCTGGTCTTATCATGTCTGACCCAAATCTGGAAGATTACTTGCGTGAACTTGGTGGGCTTCCACCTGCTGACCACAACAACGCTGAAGCAATGGGTGTTGCACCAAAAGGTAAAGACGAATTTTTAACAGATGATGAATACGCTTTAATAAATGATGTGGCTGATGGAGGGCAGACGGCTTCGCCTACGGAAGATGTTGAATAATGATTCACACATCCAAGGTTACGAAAGCCGATAGTTTAACCCCACAGGAAGTTGCTTTAGCCCAAGTTATTCAACGCGCTATAAATAGTGCTTGGGGCAGAGTTGATGAAAGAGAAATCGCTCGCGCTTTGCGTGATTTGAATGCAACACAAGTAAACCAAATTGTTGATTCTTTATCTATTCGTTTATCTGACAGAGCAATTGTTAATCAGTTAAGCAGAGCCGTCACTTCAAGTGTTGGTGCTACTGCTAAAAACATTCGCGCTGTTTTGCGTGGACAAAACAATAATCTTCCAAGACAAGTTAACCCCTTGAACGCTGGCGAGTTCATAAACCTTGACCCAAATAATCTTCCATCATACCTTCGACCAACACTGACAGAGTTCGATTTCAATTACACCGACCCAAGGGCAATTCTTTACGCCACAACAAGAGCAGGTGTCCTTGTCACAGCCGTTGATAACAGTACTCGTGATTCAATCAGACAAATCATTGCTCGTTCTTTCACTGACCAAGTAACAGTTCGTGAGACAGCAAAAATTTTGAAGAATGTTGTTGGTTTGCATCCTCGTTGGGCTAATGCTGTTTACGATTATCGTGGCAGACTTATTGACCAATATGAAGAACAAGGTTTGACTAGAGCGAAAGCAACAGCAAGAGCAGATGAGATGTCAGGAAAGTATCGAACCACACTTGTTCGTGCTAGAGCAAACATGATTGCTAGAACAGAAATTTTGGAAGCCTCTAATCGTGGAAGATATTTAGGTTGGACACAAGCATTTGAAAGTGGTCTTGTTGATGGGGCTTCACAAAAAATGTGGATTACTGCACCTATTGATGTGTGTGATATTTGTTTAGATTTGCAAGGTCAAGTTGTTGGTTGGAATTCTCCTTTCACTAATGGTGATTTGATGCCACCAGCGCACCCTAATTGTCGTTGCACATCTGTTCTGATTCCTCCCGATAGGGGAACTATTAGCCCTGAAGAATTACAAGATGAGTTTGTGGAAGAGTTCTGATGAGTGTTAGAGTTCGTTTCCAACCCGGTCTTAAACCAATAATTGAAAAGCATCAACAACACGACCAGTCTTCGCACGGAAACTGGGCAGGTGGTGGCAATTTAGATACAAAAACAGGTTTGCAAGTACAAGCAAAACAATTCAATAATTTTGAGGATTTTTCACGCGCTATTAGTTTGCAAGGAATGAGACCTAGAGCGTGGCATATAACTAATAAAGAAAACTTTAATCCTTCAAAAGATGTTGTTCCTATGAGTAGGACTGGTGAATTTTCTCAAGAATCTATTCTCTTTGTAGGAGACCCTGCAACATGGCGAGATTATGCTTCTGGAAGAAAAGTTGCAGTTGAATACGATTTAACAAATTTGAAATGGGAAAAAGATTATGCAATAGATAAATCTGGTAATCAAGGTTTTTATATCAAACCAAATGCTTATTCTAAACTTAAAAAAGTTGGAGAATTTTCTGTTGATGAGGCTGTCTCAAGAGCATCTGAACAACAAAAACAAATGCCTCAAAGTAAAGCAGAAGCACTTTCTATTTATCAAAATATTAAAAAACATGCTATGCACGACCAACAATCTCATGGTAACTGGGCTGGTGGTGGTTGGGACAAAGTATTTAGTGAGAGTTCAATTGAAACAAAAGTTAATGCTTTCAAAGAAGCAAATCCAGACGCTACCCCTCAACAAATTTCTGCTTTCAAAAGTAGAACAAAAAAGTTTTTTCAAAATCATGATGTTGTCAAAAAGGGTAATACTTTAGTTACTTTTCAAAATAAGGTTGATAGAAACATTACTGGAGTTGATGCCGAAGACCGTAAAGCAATACTTGAACAAGTAGATTTTTTGCAAGAAAAGTTTCCCCTTGAAAGAATTTATATTTTGGCTCAAGATACTTCTAGGAGAGAAAGTAGGGGTGGTGCTGCCGTTAAAACTGCAAAAGGAGGCACTGCCATAGAGTTGAATGTTTTATCTATTAAGTTTTATCACGCTTCAAGTGCTGGTGAAGATAAATTGATGCCATTGGAAACTAAAGACAATGCCGTAGATTTTACTTTGGCTCATGAATGGGGTCATGCTTATGCTAATGCTAATCCTAGAGCAATCATGAAAGTATCTAATATCTTAAAAGCCAATCCTTCTCTAAAAAATTCTTTAAGTTCTTATGCTGGTAAAAATGAAAATGAAACTTTTGCTGAAATTTTTGCTCAGAACGCTATGGAAATTAAATTAAATACCCCAAACACTGATGTGACTTCTGCTGTTCAAGAGGTGTTGAAATGATAGATGAAACTTTAACAATTTCTGAGTTGTCGGATGATGAGTTGTATTTTTTTGCTGCCACTGGATTTGATGAAGCAAAAACAAAGTTTATGAATGATTTGAGTTCTGAAATACAAAAGCATCAAGACCATGACCAGAGTTCCCATGGTAATTGGGCTTCTAGTGGTGCAGGCACTCCAATTAAACTAAACCCAAATAATTGGGTTGATTATGGTTTTCCAGACGATTTTTACAATAAATTGACAGAAGATGAAATAGTAGCAGTTTCGGATTATCAACAAACTGGTTTTATGAGAATAAACAGGTGGTTGAGAGACTCCAACCCCAACCCAAACAAAATAACTCCTACGATAAAAGCAATTGATTCTGCCATTGAAAAAGCACCGTTGGTTTTACCTGACAATTCTGCTGTTTTTAGAGCAGTTGATATTAACTTCATTGAGGGTTTAGAAGAAGGGTCGATAATTACGGACAAAGGATATACTTCAACAACAATGCGTGATTTATCAAAAATGAAATATTCAGAATACAAAAAATATGAGGATATAGGTAGAACTAATGTCAGAAATGATTTAGGCAAAAATAAAAATGGTCTTGCAGTGAATACAATTCATAAAAAAACAGGAAGAATAGATTTTGGGATTTTGTCGGAAAAAGAATTTCTTTTACCGAGAGACACTCAATTTGAGTACCAAGGTTTTGATGAGGAAAATAAAGTTTATGTGTTAAAGAGGCTCACATGATTTTAAGTGATAAATATTTGTGGACTTCAGATTCTCTAGTTGTGGATAATCCAAAGAAACTTCAAAAACATCAAGACCATGACCAGTCAAGTCATGGTAATTGGGCAACAGGTGGTGTGAGCACTGGTTTAACACAATCTGTTTTAGATAGAGTAAAAGCCAATGGTGGTCTTTCAGTAAACATGAGAGATGGGTCTGAACCAACCAAAGGCTACATGGTTGCCAGCCCAGTCAAGCAAGCCCCAGTGGTCGATGCAGACGATTTTTATGACCCAGTTAAGGGAAGAAAAATTTTGTCTGATTTTGTTAAAGCCAACAAAAAAGACCTCGGTGGTGGCAAGAAATATTTGGGCTTATGGCACAATAAAGAAGACAATAAGGTTTATCTTGATGTTTCTCAAAATGTTCAAGATAGAGGTAGAGCAGTTGAGTTAGGTAGGCAACGAAACCAAATTAGTATTTGGGATGTTGTTAATTTTGAAGAAATAGGAACAGGAGGAACAGGTGTCACCGAAAAAAGACGAGATTCAGATGGTGGAATTACCATCAGATATATCGGAGATGACGGACGAACAAATCGATTCTTGGGTGGATTCGATTTACAACAAAATAACGAAGTAGAGAAGCACAGCACACATGACCAGAGTTCGCATGCTGGTTCGCGTAGAAGAATAGGTTCTGATGCAACAGAAACACAACCACGCAAACCCCAAGGTGAACAAGAGATAACAGACCCTAATGCACCTAAACCTAAATTAAAACCGGGTAGAAAACCTGATGCTTCTGGAAGTCTTGAAGAGCGTGCAGAGAAACTTGCTAATGGTGAAAGAATCCAAGTAACCAAAAAAGAAGCCAAAAAGATTATGAAAATTATGGCTAAAAGAGAAGATGACCCAGATTTAACAAACATGCACATTGAAGACACACTTCTTTATGACGAAGATAATCTTGGTATTCCAAGAAACAAAATGCCTCAAGTTCCATCAGACACTAAAGCAATTTTTGTCACCGAAATGGAAAAGCGTGGTGCAAGAGTTCAAAGAGGTGTTGCTGACCCATCCAAGTTGCATCCTATTCAAAAAGAAATGTCTGCAACTAAAGTTGGTTTAATTATGAAAAAATTAAGAGAAAAAGGAATGAAAACTGATGATGGTGGTCGCATCATTATTTCAAAAGATAATTATGTGATTGACGGACATCATCGTTGGGCTGCTGCTGCAATGTTAAGTTTTGAAGATTCCTCAATAAAACTTCCTGTTATCAGAGTTGACATGAATCATAAAGATTTAATTGCTGCAACACTTGCGTGGAATGATGCAACAGGTATTAAACCAGTTGGTATGGGTGAATCCAATAAACCCGGTCAGATTCGTAAAGCGTGGGCTGAGTTCGATTACATTATTGCTAAATCTATTCGTAGTAGAACTATTGTTCGTTTCCAACCGGGATTGAGACCTACTTTGAAACATTTGGGTGGTCAACACGACCAAAAAACTCATGGTTCGTGGGCTGGTTACAAATCAGGTGATGAAGAAAGTTGGGGTAAAGAACGCGCTTCTGCTCTAAAGGCTATGGAAAATGTTGGTCCAACTAAACAAGAAATTTTAGATGCTATGACTGGTGCTGGTAATAGAGTTATTCCCGAAGATATTTTAGATGATGATTCTTACAGGCTTTGGGTTGAAAACAATTCTCGTTATTATGCTGAGATTGTAGGTCAAACTGTTACAAGTGCTCAATATGAATCTTGGAGAGATGCAAATAATGTTGATGATTCAACTTGGTCTGAATCAACTAAGTATTCTAAATGGCAAGAATCAGAAGGTATAACTGCTGTTGAAGAAGTTTATGACCAAACATTAAATGATTTTATTGAAAGAGGAAAAGAAGACGGATGGCTTACTGACAGAGTAATGGAAAGTAATGGCTATATTCAAAATGATGAATTGGAATGGTTTTCAGAAGATAATTCTATGGAGGGTTTACAAGACCTATCAAATAAATTTAACGAAGTTTATGGTTTTACAAAATCAATAACATTAAATGGTTCGAATACAAAAGATACTATCAGTTCAGCAGTTACAAATGTTGAAAGAGCAGGTAATCGTTTAAGAGTTAATGGTGAAGTTTTTAATTCTCAAGGACAAAATCTTGGTTCGTTTGAAAGAGAATTCTATCAAGATGAAGATGGTTCTTTAGTTGTTGACCACGATTTGCTTTCAATTGAAGACCCAGCATATACAGGAAATGGTTTTGGAACAGATTTTCACATGCGCCAAGAAAACTATTACATTACTCATGGGGTAGATAAAGTTTATGTTCACGCAGCCTTAGATGTTGGTGGTTACATGTGGGCAAAGATGGGCTTCCAATGGGATGAAAATAAAAGTGAATCATCTAAAGCAAGAATTGGTGACAGGATTGCTAACTTTGCCGATGATACTGAGTACACAGATTCACAGACTTCAACAGTCTTAGCAAACTATCGTGACAGACTTTATGACACAGATAATAGTAATGACCCTGAACCATGGGAAATTCACGCTTTAAGGGATAACAGACCAGATAAAAAAAGCACAGTTGGAAAAGATATTTTGTTAGGTTCTAATTGGTTTGGCGTTAAATACATGACACCAACAGGTCGTGAAAACAACACTGGTCAATCAGACCTCGCTAGAGATGAATCTTTTAGCACTTGGAGAGTTGATGACAAGGTGGTATACAATCAAATTACAGGGGAAGTTACTGGTCAGTTGGAATTAGGGTTGGGGGCTTAAATGGTTCAAAAGAATTCATCAGGTCGTGTTGCTAGGGTTTTTGGTGACTGGTATTACACTTGCCAAAAAAACAATCCTGACTTTAATTCTGATAATCCAACGCCTGAAGAAGATAATCTTTATTACGAAATGCTTGAGAAAGAATTCATTAAACCCTAGTAGTGAATTGTCTTAACTAGGGTAGAAAATCTTGTATCCTTAACTACATCACCGTAGAAGGAATAAATGGCTGACTATACGCAAATCATCGATTTAGCAGATGACAAATTGACAACACTTCATAAGAACCTTCACGGTGACATTGAAGACTCAGCCGTTGTTGAAGCACACCACCTTGTGACCACTGAGATGGCTAGACGAGGTTTAGACCATGGGCATGTTGATGATGCTTGGGCTTTTGCACAAGTTGAGGTGGACAGAGTTGAATCTATTGATTTAGAGAGTGTGACAACAGAACTTTCCGATGAGTTGGCTATTGAGGTTGCAAAAACTATTGGTATATCTGGTGATGTAAAAGTTGTTTTAGGTGTTAATGGTTACGAAATGCAGATTGAGAAATCGCAAGACGAAATTGATGACCTTGAGTTCGATGTTCTTGCAGGTGATGTTGAAAAAACAATTAGAAGAAGAAATGGTAAGTACACAGTTTTCTCAGCCGATGGTTCTCGTGAGTTCGGCACATACGATAGTAAAAAAGAAGCAGAAGAAAGACTTGCACAAATTGAACGCTTCAAAGAAATGGACAAAGCAGATGGTTACACACCTCCAGCAGCAGTTCGTGAAGCAGCGCAACGAGCACTTGATTGGATAGGTGAGGGTAAGGCAGGTCAGGGTTTTACTTCTGTTGGTCGTGGTCGTGCTAGTCAACTTGCATCAGGTGATTCAGTAAGTGTTGGTACTTTGAAACGGATGCGTTCTTTTCTTGCTAGACATATTGTTGATAAAAAAGCCGAAGGTTTTTCTCGTGGTGAAAAAGGTTATCCGTCACCGGGGCGTGTTGCTTGGGATGCTTGGGGTGGTGATGCTGGTCGTGCTTGGGTTGAATCAATTCTTGACAAGTTAGAAAAAGCAAACGACACAGAAATGTATGAGCCTGAAGAAGCATTGAATGATAGGCAAGCAATTCTTTACGCAACTTTAGAAAACATTGTCACAGAGTTTGGTGCATTCAATGAAGGCATCGGTGCTGATGGCGCACACTACATGTCTGAAGAAGATAATCCTTTTGCATCTAAGGGAATCAATTGTGCTAATTGTGTTTTCTTTGAAGGTGGTGGTGGTTGCGAAATATTAAATATTGAAGTTCAACCTATGGGTGCTTGTAAGTTTTGGATTATTTCCGAAAAGAATCTTTCTGATTCAATGGCTAAGCATGAGGCTCATGACCAGTTAAGTCATGGTTCTTGGGCTGGTGAAGGTGCTGGCAGTTCAATTGCATCAAGGATTAAAAATAATTTGTCAAGATACCAGATGCAAGAAAGTTATGGTCAAAATTATGATGAGGGTAAGAAAGCAAAACAAGATGCCCCAAGAACAGGCAAGCAGTCTTACGATAATTATGAAGAACAAAGAGATAAGTGGTTAAAAGAGATTGATGAGTTCCCTGATAGAAGTTTTCAAGCAGAAAACTATGCTTCACTTTTAGCAGA